TAATATAATGTTAAATATACTAGGAGAACAAAGAAATACAGTAAGAGAATTAATTGAACGAAGTGGGTTAGAAACGATACATAATAAGACACGATTTCAAAATACTAAAAAAGTATTTGGATATGATTCCAATATTTGTGGAAGAGCATGTATTATATTTTGTCAATTATTAATGTTAAATTATTCATTAGAAGAAATAAAAGAATTTATAGATTATAAAAGATATGAATATGAAAATTTATTTGATGTTGAAACATTGCCATATGATGTAGTTTTTAGTTTGCTTGTTCGTTAATAATATAATATTAAGTAATAATATATGTCTTCTAATAGTTTGCTTCAACAGAATTTATTATTTCCAAGAATTTCCGCTGGATTTGGAACATCATCAGATTTAGGACCAGTTACAATTACTTTACCATTTACTTATAATAATCCGCCAAATGTTTTTATAACAGTATCAAATATTCCTTATTATGTAAATATTAACAATGTTACCACAACAACATTTCAAGTGCAAATATATGATATGAATGGTGATTTAATTGCTACTCCATTTGATTGGTTTGCAATTAATCAAAATGCGACAGACCAATAAATATAATATTAAGTAATAATATATGGATGGTTTAAGAATAAGAAAACAGCGGAATCAAATGTTATATAATATTCATGATATGACTGGTAATATTATTTCTTCACATCCTTCAAAGAGAGAAGCAAATAAAAATTTGAAAATGATATTACAAGGTGGAGCAAGAATTCCAACAATTCCTTCAAATATTGCAAATAAAAATTATAAAATGAGAGTTCATGCTGGAGTAAGAATGCATCCAAAGATTAAAGAACATTTAGATTATCTTAATTCACTATATACTCCTGAATATCTTACCAAATTAGCAAAAGATATTTTAAGTTATGGAAGTAAGAAAATTAGTAAGTTGGCATATGAATTAATTAAGATTTTAGGAATTGCAGTAGCAACATTTTTAGCACATCAAATATTAGCACAATTTGGAATTTCAAGTGATGAATTAACACGACACGATTACCAAACATATATTAATTCTTTACCAACTAAAAAGTAAGCAAATGAGAGAAATACATAATTGATTGTTGAAGTAAGAGTAAATAATCAAATTAGACCATAACTCAATCACAATTATAAATGTTCTTTATAATTGTGTAAAACATGATTGGCGACATCATAATTTATAATGAAATACTAATTGACATCATATTACAATCATAAAATAGTAATTGATAATCGTTTCAATAAAAAATTTTTTATTGAAACGCCGAACAATGTGTGATTATGACAGCATTATCGTCTTGAAATACTACATTTCTCTCTATTTTAGTCATTTTCAGTCTAAATTCATAATTATAAATGTTATTTATAATTGTGATTGAGTTATGGTCTAATTTGATTATTTACTCTTACTTCAATTTGTGATTATGCTATTTACTGAAATGCTGGAATCCAAATTGCTAAATAATTAGTTGCAATAGCATTCGTAATATTTGTTTGACTTACTGTATCAAATTTAATATAAGCAAACCCATTAGCAGTAATAGCACCAACAGTTAATACAACTTGGTCCCCTGTTGCACCTTGTGAGTTTTGAAGAAAAACATAAGGAGTAGCACCACTTGGAAATGGTTGTGAAAATACTATATTTCCAGTAGTCTCTCCAAATGTTCCAGTTTGAATTATTGCATTCGTTGGAAGGTTTAACAAAGTATTGGCAGACATTATAATATTATAAAGATAATAATTATTATAATTTTTGCTAAATTATATTGATGATAAATTTATATAATATTGTGCTCCGTTTATATTAACCCTTAATTGTTGTGTTGATGGAGCAGACGCATTAAAATATATAACTGCATTTGCAGTTCCAAATGATGGATCTGCACCTTGATTATCAAATATAGTATTATTAACAGTTAAACTATATGTATTTGATACAGTTACATCTCCAGTTAAATATATTTCACCTGATTGTAATGTTGATGAACTAGAACCTAATGTTAATGTATTTTCATAAACTGTTCCAATTGATGGAAGTGTTTTAAATTGTATATTTGAATTATTACCTGATGCTTGAATAACATATGAAGAATTAAGAACATTATCTCCTAAATATATATTTCCTGATGGTATATAAATATCATCAGCACCATTTTTTCTTCCTAACACAATTTGATTATTAGTTCCAGTTAAAATAGGTTGAGAATCAGCACCAATAAGAGTTAAATAATTATAAGAATAAGTATCTGTATTTGTTTGAGAGCATCTTGCTCCTAAATAAGTATTAAATGAACTTAATCCAAAATCATTTAATCCGGACTCATAACCTAGTGTAGAATTATAACTTCCATTTGTTATTTGTAATGTAAATGAACCACAACTTGAATTATATTCACCAGTTGTTAAATCATTGCAACATTGAAACCCAATAAGTGAATTATTAGTTCCAGTTGTTAAATTATAAGCACAATTAGCACCAACACAAGAATTTAAATAACCAGTTGTTATAGTATAAAGTGAAGCATTACCAAACGCAGAATTATTAGTTGCTAAAGTAGTATCTATATTACCAAAATTTAATCCTCCAATTGCAGTATTAAAATTATCATATTGTCCTACTAATCCTACTTTTGTTTGAACGAATTCTGTATTTGCTACTAATGTTGAATTATCAGAATTTAATTGTGTAGCACATGTAATTTCTGCATCTTCAAAATTATTAACAGAAATACTTGTATAAGTATTAGTTCCATCTAAATAAACATCACCTCCACCACCTCCCCCTCCTGCTATTGATTGTTTAGAACCATTTGAAAATTGAATATATGAATTTGGATTTGTTAATACAATATTTCCATTAAATTCAGTATTTGCTAAATTTGAAAAAGTATTTGATGACATTATAATATAAGATATTATTTTTACAATTTAAAGGAAACGAAGTTCAGGATAAATTCTTGGATCATTAGAACTTCTAAAAAGATGTCCTCCTTGAATTGGTGTATCTGCTAAAGGCAGATTCGCTGGTCTTGCATTTAGTCTCATATAATTATATTGTTGAATATAAGGTGTAATTGTATCAACTAATTCTTTCATTTGATTGCCAAATTCTAAAATAGAATTACCATATGCTTTATATTCCACTCGTGTTATATCGTCTTCATCTAATAATTCTTCTAAATCATCAGGGTCTCCATTTTCTATATGGTCTAACACATCTGAACCTTCTCCTAATATTTGTGTTGGTGCATTTCTTAATTCGTCCATTAATTTTTTAATATATAACTCTTGTTGTGGAGAGAAATAATTATAAATAGTTAAAACATTATTAATTATATAATTTGTATCATCTATAAGACTTGTTCCTCCTTCAGTAAATATTCGTAATAAATCTTTTACTGGTAATGATTGTTCTAATATTTGTCTTACTTTTAAATTAAGTTTTTGTAATATCACTAATAGATTCTGATAAACTTGATTTACTTGTGATTTTGTTGGTGGACTGCTTAATTGAAAATTATTTTCTTGTGCGGTTTCGGTTTTAATCATTCTCTTCTTAACTCTATTCAATTCATCTGTATCTAAATTATGATAATTTGCAGTTGATGGATAACCTAAAAGAGGCATTTATATATACAAAGATTTTAATAAAGACCATTTTGTTTAATATGTGCGGATGCTTGACCCAAACTCATTCCATGTTGTTTCATTAATTTGGAAATAAGTTGTCCTCTTGCAGATGGTGCTTTTGTTGTTTTTGGTTTTCGTCCTAATCCTATTTTCTTATTAATTAAATTACCAACATCTTTTCCTCCTATTCCACCCAAAGTTGCACCAACAACACCTCCTACTGGACCAGCAAATTCTCCAACCGTTCCACCAAGAGCAGAACCTAAAAATCCAGTTGTTGCTGGAATAATTGCTTTTGCATATTTCTTAAAAGTAGGAGATGTTTTTTGATAATCAGTCTTAATATCACTTCCTAATTTTTGAAATGATTTTTTAATATTTGAAGGTTTCAATGCATTACCAATATCTTTGAGAGAAAGACCTCTCTTTCCAGCAACAAATGGACGAGGCATGTTTCTAACATAATGTCCTTCTATATCATGAAATTTACTTGATTTCTTTGTCGTATAATCTAATTCATTTGGCATAGTAAGAGAAAGCATCCCCTTTTTTCGTCCAGCACCAACTTTTGGTTTTCTTCTTGAAATTGGATGCTTCAAAGGAATATTAATTGCTGGATGAGAATTTGTTGTAGGTTGAAGCATATCAGATTCATATTTATATATTTGAGAAGTATTAACCGATGATCCTCGTCTTCCAGCAGTTACTGCTAAACTTTCAGGATAAATAATAGGATATCTTGATGAAGAATTGCCACTCATAATATGAGTTCTTGGTCTTGTTCCACCACGAAGACCACTATAATCACCCACCAAAGGAGTAAATGCATTATTAAGAGCAAATCTCATATCCAATTCTTTAATTCTATTATTCACTCGTTGATTATACAAATCAGTACCAATCGGTCCTTGTGGATTTCCTGCCATATTATATTATCTATTAAGATTTTTATTTTCCCAATATCTATTTTTATTATATTTCTTAATTCTTTCTCTCTTTTCTTCATTATTATAATAACTATTTTGTCTTGCTAAAAGTTTCTCTCTATTCATTTTATAATATTCTTTCAATTTATTTTTATTTATTTCATAATATTTTTTACTTCTCTCTATTTGTGTCCTTGAAGGAATATATTTATTAACTGCATCTTGTTCTTTTTCTAAATATTCTCTCTCCTTTAAAAATCTATTATTTAAATCTTCTAAATTATTATATTCAATTTCTTCTAAAATTATTAATTCATAATCTCCGTTTTTTAATATCTCGTATGAAGAACAATAATTTAATTTATTATTTTCCTTATATTTATTAAAATAACATTTATGAATTGATATTCTCGTTTTTATATTTTTAGTGCTTCCTATATAACATTTATTATTTGTCTTATCTAAAAGTTTATAAAATGTAATTTTCATTTTATAAAATATAATATTTTATTTTTTTATAATTGAACGAGATTAACGATATTTAATTAATAAATCCTACCTAAAAGATAAGATTTTTTAATTTAACGAACCAATCTATGCAATTTAGATTTTCTATGCATCATTCCACCACTTATTCCTCCTTGAAGACTGCCACCACTAATACCACTCTGAAGACCTCCACCCATCATCCTCTTATGTGCTATGCTCTTATGGTGTTTCATGTTTTTCGCTGGATGTCTTGCCATCATAGAACCACCCATCACTCTGTCATAAACGCCTCTTGATATTTCAGGAACTTCAGTTGATTCTGATGTTGTCAAAACCAATTCTTTGGATAGAATAGAAATAAATGTGCTTGATTGACCTTGTTCCGTAATAAACAAACCACTATTAGCACACACAACACATATTTCAGGTTGAATAGTTGTTCCAGGATAGTTATTGGTAACATTCAATTGAAACTGCACTTGAAACTGACCGATGCTATTAGGAGCAAGATAATTAGGTAAGGAAAGCATCGTAGGATCAATAACCAAAACTGAACCAGTCGTAGAAATTTCTTGTCCTTCACCATCTATAGAATTAAATTGTGCTTTTCCACTCCATTCCAAAAAGTTCTGATTAGAACCAGCAGAAGAAGACATCGCCCACAATTGTGCTGTCGTATAAGAGGACAAAAGACCACTTGCGTTATTGAAATTAACTGACACACTATTAATAGTAAAGAAACTATCACTATTTTTAGGTGTTTGATTTGCCATAGGAATACGACATGTGATAATAAAATAATCAGGAATACAACTAATCTGTAAAGTATTAGAATTAACAACAGTAGGAGTATTATAAACACATGATGGCGTTCCGTTTGAGTTTGTCAAATATCTAGGTGTATCCCAATATTGAACCACATTCTTTGCAGAAATAATTTGAGAAGGTTGAGAAGAGAGAAAGACAAAGTTGAAAAGAGTATTGCTAAAAGCATTCTGTCCGTTCCATCCCAACGAAACCGAATAAGGTCCAGTATAAGGAAATGCGGTGCTCCAAAATCTTTTACACGAATTATCAAGAGAAAAGTTAAATGAAATAGTATTAACTCCAACCAAACCAGCACTACCGTATTCGCAGTCTGCATAAGTAAAAGGAGAAAGACACAAAATTGGTTCTTCAACAGTAATTTGAAGTTGAATAATCCAGTAATCCGTTGTAGCAGTAGAAATAAGACTTCCATCAGTAAGAACACCACCAACATAATGTGCTACATTATTAACAGTAACTGGATAAGCACCTCTCGGAATTTGGTCTATATCATAAGAAGCATCACCATAATTTCCTAAAGGATTATTAGCAGTATTCACCCCACTAGAATATAAAGCATACTGTGAATCCACAAATGAAGGCGTTGTAGAATTGTATCTATATAACTCACGAGAGTTATTCATTCTTAATAGAGATGGTAATATGTCCTGCACATTTTGAGAAACCGAACAATTATTAATAGTTGCTTGAGATGTCGTAAATAGACGATTGAGAGGATATGATTGAGGAGCATCAGTAACGCCGAGGTTGAATGCTAAACTATCAAGGGGAACACCTCCTCCAGTTGTAGAACTACCAATATTAATAGTAAAATTAATAGTAGAACGAATAGTGCATTTTCTGTCTATAATTATATTTTCTGAAGGCACATTTATTTGTGCTGTAATAGACGAATTCGTTGCACTCGTAGGAGAAAATGAATAACCAGTATTTTGAGAACCTGACATTTTTACAGCAAATTCCAGATCCGAAGTAATATCGGCAATTCTACTATCTGTTATTAGAACGGTTGAAAAGGCACTCATATATTATTAGTAAAGAATATAATTTTCATATTATTCTTTATTTTACCTTAATAGAAAGAAATATATAATTCCTTAATATGTATAAAAGTGATTTATTTAATATGCTTGTCTTTTCTTAAACATTACTAACATAGAAAATGTTTGAGAACTTGCTAAAAGAAATGGATTGAATTGACCTAAATAATCCTTCCAATAACAATTAATCTGAAATAGTTTCAATTGTTCTTCTCCCATGAGAGAAACAAATCTATATACACTTGGTTGATAAGAAATACTTGGTCTATATATTTGATTAGGTGATTGAAATGAAGTAATTATATTTGCAATATTTGAATTTCCACTTTGTGGTCCTACATTAACTCCTTCAAAATATACTTGGGAAGGTAATATAGAAGTAGAATTAATAGGAATAGTATTCGTTGTGAAATTTATGCTTTCTACTGGATTCCATATTCCTACTGTTGTATATGTTTGTGTAATTCCTACTGCTGGAACTTGTGTTATTCCTATAGTAGGTAAATAAGTAAGATTTGTTCCATTAAATGAAAATACTTGTAATTGGAAATTCTTACCATTTGCTTGATTTGGTCCTAAATATGTTGCTAGGAAACTTTCCATTAAACCAAACATAGGAGCATTAAAATATATTCCAATACAATCCGTAGTATTAACAGTAGGGTCATAACCTGCTTGATCTGCATAAATTGTCATTAAATTAGTATCTACACTATATACTATTACTGGAGGATTTGTTGTTGGTAATACACCACCACCTGCTACAACTGCATTATTTAATTGTGTGAAACATGCATTAAATGTTTGTTGAAATAAATATACAACCCATTCATAAGAAAGAGTATTATAATAACCAGTTGAATTATCTTGTAATTGTGGAACATTTGCACTTGGTGGTTGTGGTTGAATAGCATATAAGTTTTGTGGTTGCCAATCTAAAAATGTTTGATTTTCATAAAGTATTCCTCCAATAGTAACTGATAAAGTAAATGAATAAATTGTTTGTGTAGCAGATGTAGATGCTGGTTGAATTGTTGGAATCCATACTGGTAAAGAACTTGTATCTAATTGAAATCTTACTATTGAAACTTCAAATTCATTCGCTGGTGCCGAAAGAAATGGAACATCTCTTTGATTAGTAAAAGTAAGAGGTTGAGGAACTGTTAAAGTGGATGCTAAATTAACTGCTTGTAAATCTATGAAATAATAATCAAATGCACTATCTTTATTCCGAATATGAGATGGAATTTGGTTTGTTCCTCTAATCAATTCATTCTTAAGAGTTTTATAAATAGGATAATTTTCATTAACATCTTTAACAAGATTAGATTTAACACGGTTCATTATATTATACAATTAGATTATAATATAATAAAATTTAACGCTTTTTTAGGGGACTTTGTCTCCTAAAAAAGTGTCTTGAAGATTTAAAACGAACAAAGTTCGTTTGAACTCTTTTAACGCTACATTATTTCTTAATATATATTTTCTCTTGTAGTATAGAAGACCCCATTTGTTTCAAATCAGATTCTAATTCTTCTTGTTGTTTAATTAAATCTTCGTATTTATGAGAAAGAAAAAGATGTCGCAACCCTGATGTGCTTAACTTCTTCTTAAAAATTCTATTTAATTTATGAGTAAGTTTGCTATTAGTCATTTTATTACCATTATTATCAAAAATAAGATAATCATTATCATTTACTTTTATCCATTTCTTTAAAATACTTTGAAGGTGTTTTGGAATTTCTTCTATTTGTTGTCCGTATGTTGAAGAAGTTTTATATTTATTGAAGATAAATTTATTCTTTAATATATAGTTCTCATTAGGATCTATATTTCTTACTTTCATGAAAATATAATCTCCGCTTCTTCTTGGTGGTGTAAGAAGATAGAGAGAAAGAATAATATAATTAAGTATTTGTTGTTTATCATCCATAGTTAGATTTTTCTTCTTATAAGTATGTTCTGCAATTTCTCTCGTTTGTTGATAAATATTATTTAATTCTTCTTTTGATAACCAATAATTTTTCTGTGTATGGTCTTTAACTTGCATCTTAACATTCTCATTATAATGAGATATATCCTTATTCATTTGTTTTTGATAATTCGGATTCAAAGTAAGAATATATAAACTTGCTAAATAAGTTTTTCGTTTTTGTGGTTCATAATTTTCTAAAAATTTCATAATTTTCTCATAATTATTAAATAAATTAATATCAATAGGTATTTCTCCAAATACTTTATAAAATAAATTTTTGAGATTTGAAGAATATGTTGCTAATGAACTATCTGCTAAATGACTACGATTTTGTTTCAATACTTCTTTAATCTTATCCATAATAATATTATATGAGAAATTATTATTAATATATTATCGCATATTATTTATTTTTCTACTAAAATAGGAAAACATGTATCCATTAAATTTCTCATTTCAAGAAGATAATAATTTATTAATTTTTCTATTTGTGGTGTTAGGTTCTTTTCATATAAATTATTTGTATCTTCTTCTCCAAATTCATCTGCAAATTTATCTATTTTTATTACAATTAATTTCAATAAAGATTTTATAAAGAAATCATTTCCATTATATTCTAAATAATATAATTTACTATAATGTAATTTTAACCAATTTACAATAAACATTCTTTTATTTCTTAATGCTTCTATGAATTTACCTTGCTTTTCGTCTGAATATGTTTTAAATTGTTCTTCACTAAATCTTTGCATAAATTTATTAAGTTGTTCTACAACTAATTTTTCATCATCCGTTTCAATTTCATTTTCATACCTTTCAAAGAAAATATCATGTTGATTTATTGGTGGTTTATATTTTTCATCATCGTCCGTTTCATATTCATATTCGGAATCACTATCTTCCTTTTTAATAATTTCATTAGTTGGTTCAGATATAATTTTTATTTCTTCTTCTTGTGGTTGTTCTTCTTGTTTTACTTCTTCTTGTTTTACTTCTTCTTCTTCATCATCTCCACAACTCATAATAAATCTATAAAATGCATCTGCTTTTCTTTCTTCTTCTTTTTCTTCTTCTTCATCATAATATTCTTCTTCTTCTTCATCAGATAAATATTCTTCTTCATCAACAACATCATCATCTTTTATCATTTGTTCTATTTGTAATATCTTTGCATGACATTCTTCACATATATTATCATATTGTTCTTCACTTGCATTAACTCCACATGAACTACAATAATTAATTTCTTCTTCTTCTTGTATCATTATTTCAGTTTTGATTTCTTGGATATCTTGAATTTCTTGATTACCCTTATCAATAATAGTTTCAACCAAACTAATCATATCATCCATTTTTTCAATTTTATCATTTGCTTCTATTGTCTTAACAATATTATTAATAACTAATTTAATTGGTTCTTTCATATCCATAATATAATCATTATAATAATCTTTGAAATTATCCGAACCAATAATAAATAATTTCTTTTCATTTAACCAACACATATAATCATAACATTCTTGAAGAGTTAATTTTGGTTCTTCATTTGGTCTTACTTCAACTTGTTTCTTTATATTTTTCGGAATCTTGGATTTATTCATTTTTGATTTTTCTTCTTTTTCCTTTTGTTTTTGTTCTTTGAGTTCTTTCTTGATTTGTTTCTCTTTTTCCTTTTGTTCTTGTTTAATTTGTTTCTCTTGTTCTTTTTGTTCTTTGGTCTTTTTAATTGGTTTGGATTTATATACATTCATAACACCACTACAACCCTTATTATAATGGGTTGAAATATTCTTTTTACTCATGTCTGGTTTATTGCATTTGGGACAATTAATTCTTTCTACAACTTTTTTGGTTTGATTAATAATAACACATGTTTCAATTGATGGGTTCATTACGCTTATATCTTACTATATAGTCTTACCTTTAAGTTAATATCATATAATATATATAATATTAAATATGGGTAAGAGTAGGAGGATACTTATTTTCTCTCATTCTTCTATTTTTTGCAAATCAGAATAAATACAAGAATTCATATAATGTTGATATATTTCACATTTACTACGATGTAATTTCAATCGTGAAGAATTACTATAATATTCTTCTTTATTACATAAATCACAACATTTTATTTTATCAAGAGCATTTTTCTTTGGTTGTTTTGGAAGAAGAGCATTAGTGCATTTCTTACTACCTTTATGTGTTTTAAGATATGAATTAATAAATACTTCTGCATTACATTCAGGACAATTCATTTTAGTAGTTGTATTATATTTTGCTGTAAATTTATTATCATTTTGTAATTTCCAATAGTTTTCCGGATCATCGTGTATCAACCTCATTTCTTCATTAGTTAGTGCCATTTTATTCATTAACTCTTCATACCAATCTAAATTTTTATCTTTATACAATTTTCTTAATTCTATTGATAAACTTTCTAACATGACTGGAAATCTAATGCGGAATTTTTGAATAATAAATCCTTCAAATGCTCGTAATATATTATGACATTTATCTAATATTTCATTATTTTTTGGCGGATTCTCCATTATGTTTTCATTAGACCAATCAACATTTTTAATTCGTTTCTCTCTTATAAATGATTTTATGCTTTCAAGAAATTTATCTATACAAATATTTATTTTATCCATAGTAAGTGGGGAAGATATGGTTTGGAATTCAATAAAGAAATTATCAATATTCATAATTATATAATAATATTAGTATTGTTTAAATGAATATTTGAATATTTGAATATTCTACATTTTCAAGGGTTCAAATTGGGTCATCCTACCTCTCTTTCTATATATCACATACTTCAAGAAAAATTACGATAAACATTTTCTTAAATATAGTTTTGAAATTCCTTTTTAAAAATCAAAAATATTAGAATATTCAAATATTCAAATATTCAATTTATAAATTAACATTAAACATTATTTTCTTTATAAGACTGAAACAAGTAATAAACTATATTTCTTTCTTACCTTTATAAAATCTTACTCAAAAATATATTATTTCAACATAGTCTTACTCTTACTTATTTCTCATTATTATGCACGAAAATATGAGAATATTCAAATATTCAATTATAATTTCTTATTTTTAGTAAGAAGTAAGAACGAAAATATGAGAATATTCAAATATTCAATAATCAAATATCTAATTATTTTAAAATAGGTAAGAATTAATAATAAGTAAGATTAATATTTATTTTCTTATCATATATGTATTAAAATACTTATTTTATTTATTTATGTATTCATTTATCATCTTATAAGTAAAAAGTTTAGGAATATATTCTTTATAATATTATCCAATGGATGAAACTAATTTTACACCAAGAATGGAGCGATGGGTTTTCTATAATAATATAAATAATTACACCAGTATGCATCAAGTAGTCCGCAACTCCTACCGAAAATTATTATTTAATAGAAATAATATAAAATTTGATAGTAAGAATATAGAAATGTTAAGATATGATGATAAATTGAGAGAAACAATTGAAACTGAATTATATAAACAAAATATCAAAAGTGATGAAAGAATAGAAAATGATACATACTTATTCATTAAACATCTTATTTTTATAGATGATGATAAAATACGGTGTCTTCATAAAAAAATTAGATCTGAAATATTTGATAGAAATGATATGGATAATATAATTTCTGATGATGAAGAATATGAAGTTGATTCCGATATTGATTTATAATGCCCTTTATGGGTTTTCATAAATATAAATTCTTAATAATAAAAGTATTTTACTATTTAAAACTTTATTATTTTATAATTTATGGGTAATGACTACGAAAATATTGTTATGATACATGCATTAGTTCCTAATATATTGAGTGAAATAATTACATACTTGAAGACAACTTACGATTATAGTTATTATGGAAAAGTTAAAATTCTTAATACTTATAAAACTGCATTTGAATTTTCAATCATAACTAAAAATCAACCATTTAATGAACTTGAAGAAATTTTTAAAAAATATGAAAATCAAATATTCATTAAAAATCTTTGGACTGATAAAGAAGATGGTTTTAGTGGAATAGAAATTTTTGATAGTAAAAGAGGAGGTCATAATACATTCTTATGGTTTCAACCAGCAGATATTTATGTTAATCAAATTCCTACTTCTTGGAATTCTATAAATTATTAAAATAGAGAGAAATTAAATATTAAAAGTTATTTAATATTTAATAAAATGGAACAAACACAAAAGAAAAAGTTAGGCAGACCCTTTGGAAGTCATAGAAATAAAAATTTTGGTTGTAGTAACCGAAACGACGACCCAGTTATACTTCTTCCCCCTCCAGGACATATTCCTCTTACTGATGAAAGATTTCAATACTTAATTTCTAAACAGAAGGAATGGCGTCATGACTATTTGATAAATAAAAAGAATACTACAAATTATGCACGAAATAAAGAATGGTTCAAAAATTATTTCAAAAATTATAATAATGAGAAGAAATTAGATAAGGAATTTGAAGAAAATAATTAATAAATTGGTATTTTCTTCTTTCTTCTTCGGTTTCTTCCTCTTCCACTAATAGGTTCTCCATACAGTTCTATTTCTCTTTGTCTTCTATCTTCTAAAAATTTTTTATTTCTGTCTTCCATATGTTTTCTCATTTGTTGTTGTTGTGCGTCAAACCATGTATTTATTTCTGTATTAGTTTTTGGTGGTAATGGTTGTGAAGGAATATTTTTTGGTGTAGGGTCTTGTTTAAAACTTAAATCCGTTCTTGTTCTTGGTGCATAAATAGATTGGTCTAGTGAATATGGTTCATGTGAAATTCTAATTGGTTCGGATTCAACTGGCGTTTTTCCTAAAATATATACTGCTAAAGCAATTGCTAATGCAACTCCAATTGTAGCAATTACATATTTTGCAATATCATAAGCACTTGTCTTTTTTCTTGATCCACCACTTTTTTTATTACCAGTCAATTTTAATATTTCATTAGCAACTGATTTCAAAGTAGATTCTGGATACATAAATTTTAGAGCATCTAACATATTTCTAGCAATAGGATCTAAACGAACATCACCTTTCATAATATTATAAAATATTTTATATTCCTAATAATTTCCTATTAATATCTACCCATTTTTTCGTATATTCTTGGACTTTCTTACTTAAAATAGTTTTCAATTTATTTATTTCTTTTATTTTAAACATTTTATATAAATTTTCTTCAATAGGAACAACATAAACTTTATTTAATTGGAATCTACAATATTCTAAATTAAAATTAACAATCTCATTTCTATTTCTCTCTACTTTTAGAAAATTAGAAATAATATCTAATTGATTAATAATATTTTGTAATAATCCAATATTACTATTCAAAAATTCAGTAAGAATATAAATCAATTTAATATTCTTTTTTGCATTTAATGAGAGAAGAGTATATAATCGTTTCAACGCTTTAAAAAAATTACCTTCATTAATTAATTTATGAATATCTTCTTTTAGAGTTTTCTGTTTTAATTTCTTACTAGGTTGTGAATGAATAAATATAGTATCATTTACATCTAATAATAAATTATAAATATTGCATATTGTATTTATTTGAATATATTTTTTTGTATTATGAACCGATGTAATCCAAATATTTCTCTCTTTTTTGAGTTGTTGAATATGAGAATTTAAATCTTTAACAATTATCTTTTCATTCAAATCAAAATCACTATTATAAATAAGTGATTGAATACTTCCTGACCCAATAAGATAAGGATTATTACCAATACTTATTTTATGTATATCTTCTTGTAATATATCAGGTAAATTTTCAATCTTTCTCTCTTTGAGTAAAAAATCCATTATTATAATATATTAATATTATAATATGAACTTTGAAGGCATCGGTCCTATAATAGCAGAAATTTCTAATCCACAATATAAGAAGAATAAACCTATTCATCTTGCAAAAGATACAGAAATGAACCAAATAAAAGATAGTTTTAATAAATTAATATTAGATAATCCAACTTCTAAATTTGAACTTGGTATAAATAAAGATTTAGAACGATTAATTGCATATATTGCTGGTGCTTCTGGTTCTGGTAAATCTTTTTTCGCTTCTCAAATCATAAAGAAATATAAGAAAGCATATCCTAAAAATGAAATATATTTATTTTCTTCTGTTGATAAAGATAGTTCATTAGATAGTTTAAAAATTAATAGAATAAATTTAGAAGGTCTTTTAGAAGAAAAGTTAGATATTAATGATTTTGAAAATTCTATGATTATTATGGATGATATTGATAGTATTTCTAATAAGAAAATAAAGAATGCAGTTCTTGATATTGCTAATGAAGGATTACAACGAGGAAGACATAGTAAGACATCATTAATATTTACAAATCATATTCTTTGTGATGGAAGACAAACACGACATATTTTAAATGAAGCACATTCAATTACTATTTTTCCAAAAAGTGCAAATTCACGAAATTTAGATTATCTTCTTGGTTCTTATATTGGGTTATCTAAACCAGAAATCCAATATGTTAAACAAATGGATACAAGACCATGCACTATTATAAAATCTTATCCACAAATAATTATGTCAGACCACGAAATATCATTTTCAAAAGATATTCTAACTCCTACTAATGATACTAAATGAAAAATAAAATATTATAATAATCTATAATGACTATTAAAGATTATTATGCATTTTTGAGAGAAGTTCAACAATTACATTATCCTAATTCAACTTTGAAGGATATTAAGAAAATGAAAAATGTTAAAGATGCATATGAATGTAAAAAGATAGAAGAAGGATGTGTTAAATGTCATAATACTAATTATTTTCAAGTTCCAAAACCAAAAACAGAATCAACTTCACAACCTACTAAAAAAATGAAAAATATACCACCAACACCAAAACCATATATTAAAAAAATAGAAGAAGAACAAGAACCAATAATACAATATGTTAAAAAATCTAAATCAAAAAGAACTAAACAAACAAAAACTATTCAAAAAGACGCTCCCTCATCAATACTAACTATGACAAAATTTATTCCACAACCAACAAACATGAATAAAATTCAAAAATATACACCACCTAATAAATATGTAGTTAATGATATTCCATTTCTTATTAAAAATTTAAATAAACCTAATATTGATGTTTTAATGTTTCAATCAGAATATTTTAAAAATATAGTAAAATATACTAATTTCATAAATGATATTAATAGTTTAATATATTTTTCTATACGACGAGGTTTAGATATAGATTTACTTGATGATAGACTTGAAGAATTTTTAGAATATAATAATGCATGGACTAAATTTAAGAGAGAAGCAATTACTTATTGGACTAATAATAACTTAAGTTTGAGAAATGCAAAAGATTTAATTGATAATGCATTTGATAAGTTTATTAGATATATTATAACTATAATAATTCATGCTGTAAAGAATTATTATTAAATATCCACTATGCGGATAAATTATAATTAGTTATTAATAATTCGGTCTTTATTAAATTAGTATCTTTATTTGTATTATATGCAATTTTGAGTTCATAAATATAAAAATCTTTAAATAATTTTCTTATATTAGCGGAATCATTATAAGACAATAAAAATCGTCCTTTTATTGTTTTACAAATTTTTAATATATCAATAGGATATACAGAGTGATGTTTATAATATTTTAAATTATCAATAGCAACTTCATAAGGAGGATCTAAATAAAAAAATGCATCTTTATAATTAAAATTATTTATAACATCTCTATAATCTTCATTAAGTATAATAACATTTTTCAATCTTTCCTTATAAGGTAAGAAATCTAATTTAATAGTTCGTGGTTTCTCTCTTTTAGAATAAATATTACCAATACTATTAAAAGATGTTTTATATCTTTCTAACAAACTAATAACATCATTTTTATCTTTAATAGAATTAAAATATTTAGCAGTTATACTTCTTTTAATATTATCATTAATATATTTTGCTCTATTTTGCAAACCTTTTAAAATTTTATAAACATCAGAATCTAAATCATTAATAACTTCAATAACATTAGGGTCTTTCTCTCTTTCAAAGAAAACTGAACCACCACCAAAAAATGGTTCAATATAATATTTTATATCAGTAGGTATATAAGTTATTAATTCTTTAACAACTCTAAATTTACCTCCAATTCGTCCAAATGGTTTAATCATATTATTATATTATATTATAATAATATAATAATGTCTTATAGGAATAATCAACAAATAAATCAATTTCTTAATGTGCTTCAAGCAGAAATTCAAAATTTAAGTGGATTAAGTGGTCCTACTGGTCCTACTGGTGCTACTGGTGCTACTGGTTCAAATGGTGATACTGGTACTACTGGTCCTACTGGAATAGCAAGTCAAACATTATCACAAACATTAATATTAGGTAATTCTGCAGGGACAAATGACATAGATATGAACTCAAATGACATTACAAATGTTGATACAATTTCTTCTACATTTAACCTTAATTTAAATGCTATAAACAATATTTTTACAACCAGTCCAATTGTTGTAAGCGACGGAACATTAAATAATACTATTACTGGTGCTGGTTATACAACCAGAGTATCAACATTAAATGCTCTACATTATCTTACTTTTGTGGAAGGACCAGCAACTGGAAACTCACCAGTAAGAAAAACAACTGGCATTACTTGTAATCCTTCAACTAATAATATAACGGCGACAACATTTACTGGAAACGCATCAAATGCAACGCAAGTATCACTAACAAGCGATAATACTAGCGGTTCATATTTTATTCCATTTAGTAAGACAACAACCGCTGATAATAATACTTTATTTATTGACAACACTACTGGACCGTTGAGTTATAATCCAAGCACCTCTACTTTAGGTGCTACTATATTTGCTGGTTCAGCAACATCTGTTGCTCTTACAACAGATAATGCTAATGGTTCTTTTAACATACCATTTTTCAAAACAAATCTTGCTAATGGAAATATTATGTATATAGATACAACAGGGCAAACCATAACATATAATCCAGCGTTGGGACAATTATCAACTACGCTTCTTGCTGGTTCTTTATCTGCTCCTACTTCTCAAACTGCGACTACATATACTGCTGGAACTCAAACATTAGCATTAGCAATTAGCAATAGTATCACTTATGTTAATTTTGTTTTTACAATGACTGGTGATATAAATAATTTAACTCTTACTGGATTACGACCAAATGGAGAATACTATCTTTATCTCACCAATACAAGTGGGACAGCGAGAACTGTAAATAATGTTTTAGGAGGGACTGCTAATATTAGGACTTCATATTTAATTCCTATAACTATACCAGCAACAACTGGAAAAGGTGTAATGAGAATTTTATTTGACGGAACTACTTATTATGTGGATGCGACAGTTTATAATTAAATTTTGAGAAAGGCGACCAAAGGACGCCTTTATTAAAATCTGACCCAGAGGGTTTAAAGCAATATTTATATCTTTTATCATATCAGAATCAATATGAAATAATATTAGTATTTTGATTTTATAATTAATTTAATCATATTATTATATTATATTATAATAATATAATAATGTCTTATAGGAATAATTTACAAATAAATCAATTTCTTAATGTTCTTCAAGCAGAAATTCAAAATTTAAGTGGATTAAGTGGTTCAACTGGTCCTACTGGTCCTACTGGTCCTACTGGTTCAAATGGAACAAATGGTGCAACTGGTGCAACTGGTCCTACTGGAATATCAAATCAAACTTTAGCACAAACATTAATATTAGGTAATTCTGCAGGTTCAACTGGAATTAATATGAACTCAAATGATATTACAAATGTTGGTAATATAACCTCTACCTCAGACTTAAATTTAAATGCTGGGTCTGGTTTTATAAATATCAATTTTAATACTATTGATGATGTAGGGGGATTACGAAGATTTGACGGTGGAGATTTACAAATACAAGCAAATGACGGAGGTAATATAACTCTTTCAAATAATGGAACTGGTGGTTTTATTAATTTAAATGGAATAGACGGAGTAAATTCTACAAGTCCGCTTGTTGTATCAGATGGGATAAATAACAATACCATAAATGGACTTGGTTATACAACGAGAAATTCAATTCAAAATCTTACTCATTATCTTACTTTTGTTGATAGTAGTTCAACTGGCGTTGGTTCTATACAAAAAACTGCTGGTATATCATGTAATCCTTCAACTAACTCAATAACAGCAACAACATTTAATGGAACAATTTCAACAGCAACAAACGCAACGCAAGTATCTTTGACAAGTGATAATACAAGCGGAACATATTATATTCCATTTAGTAAGACAACAACCGCTAATAATAATACATTATTTATAGATAATGCTGTTGGACCGTTGAGTTATAGTCCAGTAAATGCTACATTAACTTGTCAAACAATTGACGCTTCTGTTCTTTTACCAACAAATACTCCAGCAGCGACTTTTGCTGGAACTACCCTAACTTGTAATTTTGGAACAACCAGTTTCGGTGGTTTTAGAGTAGGAATAACTGGTTCAACAAATACAATATCAACATTAGCATTTACTAATGGCGTAGCAAATGGAAGATATACAATTTCAATTCACAATAGTGGTTCTGGTGATTTAACTATAAATGGAACATTTGCTCCAAGTGCTACATATGCCACAACTGATAATACAGTGCTTACTATACCTACAAATACAAACGCATTAATGGTTGTTAGATTAATCAATTTTACAGTTGGAGGTAATGATTATATTGTTGAGAGATATAGACTTTTTTAATAATATTGATAATATTATGAATACAGCAGTTTTTGATGGTGTATTTTGGTCGTTTGTTATAACATCCAGCATAGGATGTATTATTGCATTTAGTAAGATGCTATACAAATCAAAATGTAAAAGTTGTAAATGCTGTGGTTGTGAATTGATTAGGGATGTTGAAGGAGAGGAAAAGTTAGACCAATTAGAAATAGAAAGACACCCTGAAACAAAAACTAATAATAATAATATATAATATGCCTATTATAGATGATACAAAATTATATGAAAAAGTAAAAGAATATGCAGACCAAATTTATCAAAAACCAAGTGCTTATAAAAGTGGATTCATAGTTAAAACTTATAAAGAATTAGGAGGCACATACACAAATGATAATAAACCTAAAAATCTTAAAAGGTGGTATTTAGAAAATTGGGAAAATATATCAAAACCAAATGAATATCCAGTTCTTCGTCCTACTAAAAAAATAAGTAAGAAAACACCATTAACTGCAAATGAAATATCTCCATTAAATTTAAGAAAACAAATTAAATTAAAACAATATTATCAAGGTAAGAAAAACTTACCGCCATTCCGTCCCTCTGGGACAGAGACCAAAGGTCTCAAAAAAATAAAAAATAATAATATAATGCCTCAAATAATTTATATAACAGAATCACCAAGATTATTTAAAAAATATCGTGTATATCTAGATGATGGAACATATTATGATTTTGGATTAGATAAATCTCAAACATATTTAGATCATCATAATAATCAAATAAGAGAGAATTATAGACTTCGTCATTTAGGGAATGCAAAAGAAAAAGAATTAATAGAAAATCTTATACCAAGTCCATCTTTGTTCTCTTATTATTTACTTTGGAATACAACATCTTTAATAGATAATATTGAAATATTGAATTCGTTATTTATAAAAAAATATAAAAGTAAATAATAATAATATGAGGAACCAAATACCAAAACTTAAAACAATTAAATATACAAAGACAAGAGAAGAACAAGAAGAAGAAGATTATACTGGAAGATTGATATTAATAGAATCAGATAATCCAAATTTTTCTCATGAAGTATATGATTTTAAAAGTGGTGTATTTAGGGGATACACTGGAAATAAAAATTATAAAAAGAATATAGAAAGTAAGAATGAAGAGAGAAAAGAAGAATAAAATATTTCTAATAATATATAATGCCATATATTATAAGAAAATTAAGAAATCAAAATTTATATTCTGTTAAGAATATTGAAACTGGTGAAGTTCATAGTAAAGGAACCACAAAAGATAATGCAGTAAAACAAGTAAGATTATTACAAGCAATAGACAATGGATTTAAACCAAAATTAAAAGGTGGTTCTCTCAATTCTTTAAAAAATAATACAATATATAAATTTCTCAAACAATTTTATACAGAAAATCAAATATATAATATTTCAAAAGAAATTATAAAAATAGGAAATACAAATTATAAAATGAAAGGTGGATTTTTAAGTAAGACTAAACCAAATGATTTAACAAAATATGCACTTTATTTAATTACTACTTTTGGTTTAGCATTATGTTTAGCATTTGCAACCCAATATGTAAATGAGATGACACATAATAACAATTATGATAAACCGTATGAACCAACTTATTTGGATGAAGATACGGTAAGATTATAAATAAATATTATTTAATATTATATGAATGAATTTTTTATAAATCCTAATAGAAGAGAGTTAAATGAGAGAACATTAAAAGATGCGATTGAAAGATTACCGCAATTCTGTACTGATGATGATATTAAAAGATATTTGGGTCATCAAATGAAAATTTATAAATATAGTGAATTGGATGATATTGTAGATATTAAACATATTTTACCAATAGAGAAATCATGTTGTATTGTCTTAATAGAAAATGAAAAGAATTCAGGACATTTTGTTGCACTTGGTAGAAAAGATAATAAAATTATACAATTTGATAGTTATGGATCTACTATTGATTACGAATTAAAATTTATTCCTAATATAATGTTAAATATACTATGAGAACAAA